AACTTGCGATTCCTCAGGATTTCAAAGAGTCCGCTGTTTTATCATCTTCCGCAAAAGCACTATCTCACGACAGGTGGCAGATTATCTTATTTTCAGTCGGTTGCAGTGTTAGGCTTGACTGCGGTGCCGGAGTGCTATCTCTCTGATTATTAGCGTTTTACCTTTTTTCGTTAATACTTTCTATCTCAGGACTAATATACGAAATATTTAAGTATTTAACGTTTTTTTAAAGAAAATATTATATTGGCATATATAACCTTATATATCAGGGAGTTATAGCGGTATAAAAAGCATCATTATAGGCTAAAATAGGGTAAAATTCCATTGAACTCCTCTCCCGTCAACTGGTAAAAACGTTAATTATCCCGTATCCGGTAATACCTTATTATAGACCTATAGACTAGAGGACCGGAAACGGCAGGAAAAGTGGAAAAAACGGGGTAATATAACTACTCCGAACGGCCTGGAATATACCTATAGACTAGAAACGACTAAAAGCACCGTGCTTCGATTATAGGAAAAGACTATTATCACCCGTATCCGGTAAACTATTATCACACCGGAGTAAGGTATAAAACGTCATATCGAAATAACCTACTATATCACCCTATAGTAACCTATAATGATATCCTATATTACCCTATTAAAATGCCTAGCACGGGTGTGGACGGGCACCGCATGCATGTGCGTTGGCCTGGACTGATTTACCGCCGAAACAACGCCACTGGACGGGGTGCATATATTTAGCTTTTCCAATTGCAAGTGTCGGACAGGCCACGTACCGTGGAAGGTCCCTGGACTGGCTGCAAGTGGTGGATAGACTGGGGGACGGTCACCCCACCCCGGTCCAGCGGCAGATTCATTTTATGAACTCCGCCGAATGCACACATGAAAATTCTGCAGTCCAAATTTGGTTTTCAAGTGGTTTTTGCAACTCGTTTCCAGTTCATATGGTAAATTTCCATATGCATATCGGTAGTAAGGTAATAGGGTAATTACTCTGTTATTATAGGGGGATTTTTTGTTATGGTATCTTATGATATGTTCTTTTTAAGAAGGTATTAAAGAAAATCAAAATTTTTTTTTGGGTGCACGTTGGTGGGATTTGTATTATATGGAGTGTTGATGGATTTTTTGATGCAGTGAACTGCGTAAAAATAATTGTGCATGTATATTTATTATATAGTTTGAATCCATTAAATTTACGCAATAGTAAATTTAATTGGAGATGAAACGGTCTGGTAATGGGAAAGCTGGTCGGCCTGTGTTGTGGAGGAGTGGGTTTCCATTAATTGCATATGAAATGGCTCTGCTTGGAGCTGAAGACAAGGATATTGCACGTGCATTTGGAGTGTCCAAGGATAAGTTTCTTCAGTGGGTGGAGAGTAAGCCTGAACTTCGGGAGGCGTTGGATGAAGGAAAAATCATTGCAGATTCCAAGGTGGCGGCTTCCCTGTATAAGCGTGCTGTTGGATTCTCTTTTCAGGAGGAGGTGTTGCATGTGATCAAGGGGGAAGTCGTCAGGAGCGTGGTGACCAAACATGTGATCCCAGATCCATGGAGTGCACATAAGTGGCTGAGTGCACGTCAGCCCCAGTTATGGACAGATACTAGCAAGAGTGAGACTACTCATACAAACATCAACATCAACAAATTTGATTTCAACGGTCTTTCCACTGAAGAATTGCAACTGGTGGAAAAGATCGGCTTGAAACAGTTAGCTGAAAGTATTGCATTAGGATAGAAACGATGGAAGTGCAAACGAGAGATCAGGTAGTGTCCAAGAAGGATTTGTTGCAATTTGCAATGCAAAATCCACTGGCTGTCTCCCGTGCACTTAACGATCGTTCATTGTTCCATTTCCTTGAATATTTCTGGGATATAGCCTCTGCTCACACTTTCCATCCCAACTGGCATATCGAGTACCTTTGTGGAGAGTTGGAAAAGGTTGCAACCCGTGTTGGAGAGCGTCGTGCACGGGAATACGACCTGATCATCAACGTTCCTCCCGGAACTACAAAAACCATCACGTGTTCAATTATGTTTCCCGTCTGGTGTTGGACACGATGGCCGTGGATGAGGTTTATATGTGCATCATATTCTAACACCCTTTCTTTGGAGAGTGCAGAGTACTGTCGTGACCTAATTCGTTCATCAAAGTTCCGTGAAATGTATCCAGACCTGGACATCAGGGATGATAAGAACGTTAAAAGTAACTTCAGAATCGTGAAAAAAGTGGCTCGTCAGGGGATGCCTCCCAAAATCGTTTCAGGAGGTAGCCGGTACTCCACATCAGTAGGGGGTACGCTGACGGGATTTCATGGAGATATTCTGATTGTGGATGACCCTCTGAATCCTAATCAGGCGGTGAGCGAATTGGAACTTGCATCTTCTAATCGCTGGTGTGAACAAACGCTGTCCACCCGTAAGACGGATAAGGCTATCACGCCGACGATCTTCATCATGCAAAGATTGCATCAGGACGATCCAGCTGGACATATCCTGTCCAAGCGTAAAGATAACATCAAGCATATATGCCTACCTGGAGATGCACGCAGATATAAAGAGAAGATAAATCCACCTGAACTCTACAAATTTTACAAAGATGATCTGTTGGACCCTGTTCGGTTACCATGGAAAGTTCTTGAGGACCTGGAAGCGGACCTTGGACAGTATGGATACGCAGGGCAGATCGGTCAGGATCCAACTCCGCCCGGAGGTGGAATGTTCAAGGTTGCAAATTTTGAGATTATTGATGAACTTCCACACCCCAGTAATATCCTTCGTTCAGTCCGGTACTGGGATAAAGCAGGTTCCAAAGAACAGGGGTCTGCTTTTACTGTTGGATGTAAAATGTTGCAGCTGATGAGTGGCCGGTGGATTATTGAGGACGTTCGCCGGGGACGATGGACAGCAGAACGCAGGGAAGCTATTGTGCAGGAAACGGCTCGCATGGATGGAACCTCTACTATCATATGGTTGGAACAGGAACCTGGATCAGGGGGGAAGGAGTCTGCACAGGCTAGTATTTTAGGACTTGCAGGGTTCATAGTGTATGCCGAACGTCCAACCGGGGATAAAGCTTCACGTGCAGACTCGTATAGTGTTCAGGTAAATAACGGAGGAATCCGGTTGCTGAAAGCTCCCTGGAACCGGGACTTCATCGAAGAACATCGTTTTTTCCCATTTTCAACATATAAGGACCAGGTAGATGCCGCAGCTGGGGCATTTAACAAGCTGGTGTTTAAAAAACTTGTAAGGAGGATAACATAATGGACCTATTGTATCATTTCATTGCCGGTGCTGTTATTAGCATACTGATCATGCTCATCTTTGGAAAGCGTGATCCGATTACCCACCTGCGTTCTGATTGGGTGAAAGCCATTGCTGGGATATTTCCACTATTAGTTGGTTTAGGGAAGGAGGCCATTGATTTGTGGTGGGGCACGGGTAATCCTGAGATAGCAGATGTCACGCTGACGTGGGGTGGTGGCATTTTTGGGGTTGTAGTAATTCTTTTTATTGACGTATTCAGAACTGATAAATATTAAAGCAATGACAGGAAAAGTTAAGTTCTTTAATGAACAAAAGGGTTTTGGCTTTATTGCCGGAGATGATGGTAAGGACGTTTTCGTTCACAAATCAGGAACATTAGATGTCATCAAAAAAGATGATGCAGTACAATTCGAAGTGGAAGAGGGTAAGAAAGGTTTAAAAGCTGTTAAGGTTAAACGAATAAAATCATAAGACAATGGCAAATGCTAAACGTAATGGGGATGCTTACAGATATGCAGTAGTTGATACTGCACTGGCTCCCGGTGGTGGTGGGTACTTCACGGATGAAGTTGCTCCACGCAGTGAACACATTGGGAGAATGTATTTCTCCATACGTGAGACATCTCCAGATTCTACTGCTTCCGTTGGGACTGTGAAGTTGCAGTTCAAATGTGCAGGAGATACAGGATGGACAAACTACTTGAAAGGTGGTACTGATGATTGGCCTATTGGCTGCCGTGTGATGATAAATGATTTTGCGGCAGGTGTTGTTTGGCGTGCTGGCATTGCTGATGATGCTGACTATACTAGTGGTAGTTTGACATTTGGATTTGATTGGTAGGCAATGGCAAGTGAAGCATTTGCAGGAGTAGGAACAAAGTTCCAACGATGGGATGGTGCAGCGTGGCAGGACATAGCTGAAGTTAATTCCATTGATGGTCCGGGAATGACCAAGGACGTTCTTGAAGTAACTTCTTTGGATACTGATGCGGGCTACAATGAATTCATTACAGGATTCGCTGAAGGAGGGACTCTCACACTGGATATGAACTTTACAAGAGAGACCTATGAATTGATGAAAGAGGATTTTGAATCAGATGAGGTGCGGTCTTATCGCATACAATTACCGGATTATGATTCAGAACCAAGTACATTTACGATTGAAGGGTTAG